ACTTTATTTTCTAGACTCCAAGGAACTTTTTTTATATAACACTGTAAATTTTCTCTTGCCTTCTCTTTTGTAGTACTCCAAACTCTATGACAACTTATTTTATCTAAATATTCTCTTTCTTTATTTCTATAAATATAAATTAATATACAATATTGTTTGTAAAAATTAAGTTCATCATCATCAACTTCTTCTTCAAATTCTATTTTTATATCTTCTATATTTTTAGCTTCATTCAGCTTTCTATAAACTATTCTCTCTTTTTCTCGTTGTAATCTTTCTATTTCTTCTTGTATTGCTTTCTCTCTACTCAAGAAATCTTCATAGGTATAATCGGATTTTTGATAAAAACTATTGTCTAAATTAGATTTAACATCTTTAGTTTCTTTGGATTTAGAAATATTGGTAGGTTTGTCTTTATTAAATTCTTCTTTTATAACCTTCTTCAGTTCTCTAACAGACATTTCTTTTACTGTTTTTTCTTTACCATTTATAAGGTGTGTATTATTAATAAAATCTTCTCTATCTTGTTTATCTATTTTTGTAAGTTCAAAGGATTTGCTTTGTCCGAACGTCTTAACTTTTTCTTCAGTAAATTCTTTGGCTACTCTTATAAAGTCATATGCTGTAGTCTTACTAAAGTCGACTTTTTCTTTTAACCATTGTCTAAATGTTTTATCTTCTAGCCTACTTTGTACTTCTATTAACCTTTTACCAATTTCTATAATACTTTCTGCCATGTTATTTTTATAAAATAGTATCTCATCTTCTATAGCCTTTAAGTCCCTTTTTGCGATTTGTTCTTGTTCTAATTCGTTCATCATAATTTCTCCTAACTTTATATATTTTTATTGTTTGTTACGTATTCTCTGTATTTCTGCAAATGTTCTTCTTTAAGATTAATCTTATAAGATTCAAACTGGCTTATTGCACTCTTTGTAATTCCTATATAACTTGCCAGCTCATCCATCCTTATTTTGTTTATTTTTCTTAATCTTCTTAATTCTGCTACTATATCTTGTTCCATTTTAAATTCCTCACTTTCATATCTCACTTTTATTACTTTAATAGTTAAGTTTTAAAAATATATAAAGAAGTTTATTTCCTTCTCCATATAGAGATTTTTCAAAAGTGTTATTTTTTATAGGGTTTTTCGGTAAAAAACTATACTTTTCAAAAGTCTTTTGTGGTTCAAGTACATTTTTTTATAAGGTTTTTCGATGATTTTCTATTTTTCTAAATCAAATAAGAAATTTTAATTAGATGTGATAAAATAATTTATTTTGATAAGGCTCATGTCACCTAGGCACAAGCCTTGAATTATAAACATTTATTATTATATTTCAACATTATGTTCTTTTATATTTGCAATTATATAATTAAGTTTCTCAACTAAATTTTCATAATCATTTATATAAAAATCATTTACAATTTTATACTTAGGTATATTAATATATTCCTCTATATCTAAGAATCTTAGCTAAGAAACCACTCATTACAAACATATTCTTCCTCAAAATCGTCATACACTTCTTGTCTTACGAAATACTCATTATTTACTTTTAATACCATTATGTACTCATCATCTGTCTCTAATTCTTCTTTAGTTGCATCTAACAATCCTTTAAGCTCTTGTCCAGTTACTTTACTAACTAAATTGCAAACACAATTATCTAACATAGTTCTTTCTAAGTTCAATTCTATATTCTTTATCTTGCTGAAGAACTCCTTTGGATCTATATACATTCCATCATAAATTTTAAAATTTAAATCAATCATTTTTTCTCTCCCTTTTACTTATTTAAAATCTTATATAATTTCATACTTTCACTTACTTGTGATAAGCTAAGTTTCTCAATGCTTACACCTTGCTCTCTTAATTCTTCAATGAATTTCTTGAAGGTTTTTACACTCATAATTCTCATCTCCTCATATATTAAATTATAGATATTAATTTATTGTTAACTCGTGTCTACATTTATAATTATAATCCTCATTTTAGTGATTGTCAATCATCTTTTTAATGATTTATTCATTATTTTAATTATTTTTTCATTATTTTATTTACTGAATACTTAAAATGAGTTATATTATATATGAGGTGATTTCAATGATTAAAATGAAGTTACATATTTTATTAGCTGAGAGACATATGCAGCAAAAAGATTTAGTAGAGTTAACTGGTATAAGCAAAAATACTATTGGTGCATATTGTAATGAAACTAATAAACATATAGTTAAAGAACATTTAGATTTAATCTGTAAGACTCTTGGAGTTAAGGTTGAGGACATCGTTGAGTTTGTAGAAGATGAGTCTTAATAGCCTCCAAAAGATAGGATCTAGTCTTATATATAAGGCTAGGTCTTATTTTTTGCATAAGAAAAAGCCACACAAATAAAATGCAGCTCTTCTTAAACATATTCTATAATCCATTTTTTATTTTCATTAATTCATCTTCACTTAATCCAGTTGAAGAAACTATGATATCCATATCTACATTAGCTATTAAAAGTTTTTTAGCTACTTCTAATTTACCTTCTTCTCTTGCACCTTCTAAAGCTGATATTCTATCATATATAGCTTTTTCTCTCATATTATATTTTTCTCTCTCTTCACTATTCATACTAAGCTTATATAATTCATCTTTTGCTAATCTAATTTCTTCACTACTTTTTTCTAATTCCCTAACTGTATTACTTTCTGGTTCAACTAAGAACTCTAACCATTTTTCTAAGGCATCCATTTTTTCAATATCAACATTTTCTTTATTACCTATTTCATTAAACTTAGGTAATTCAATGAAATGTATTTCTTGAAGATCTGTAAGTTCTTCATTTGAAGTTATTTCTTTTAGTCTATATGCATTATGATATTTATCATTTTTTAAATATTTGAAATTTAATATATTTATGCAGACAGTTCTTTCTAATTTACTGTAGTTATCTCTATTTTGTATTTGCTCTGAATACATTTTACTCCAATAATATAAGGTTCTTTGTATCATGTTATATTCATTCTTTACCTGGATTTCAATATTTATATGTTCCTTATTGCTAGTTGTAGCTTTTACATCTAATCTACTAAATTTATCTTCTAAAAAATCTTTATCTATATCGTTATTTTTGATTTCTACATCTTTTATGGGAGTTGTTGGTTTTATTACTGCATTTAAAAAATTAATCAATATAGGCTTGTTTTTTTCAGTACCGAATATCTTTTTAAACACGAAATCTATTTGTGGATTTAATAATGTTCTATATACCATTTAGAATTACTCCTTTCAATAGTTATTATATAATTTAATTATAGTATAGTTTTCTCTAAAATAATATAGTGGAACTATCTAATACCGACAATATGTCTACGTTGGCATTTTTGTTTTCGTAATTATTTTGACTAATCCATTTTAACGAGCGAATTTTCGGATGTCGGTTAAATCTATATTCAAACTTGTCGACAAATCTAATATCTACATATAGCTACAATACGCATTACTTGGTAAATAAATAGCTCATATTTTTAATCTTAGAGTAGTTTTGATGAATTATAAGTCTAAGCTAAAATAAAGTGTTCTATGAGCCTTCTATTTAATATGCAAGGGGGCGTGTTTCACGACTCCCTTTGTAATTTCCTATTAGGAATTTACTACAATAATAATTGCAACATTATATTATGCTTTTAGGGAAATATATCTTACTGTTTTTAGGCATAATAAAAGAGCATACCACCTGGATATACTCTCTATTGGTTGTTATTAAAATCTAAATGCATCTATATCGAATAATTTATCTAAATCTTCTTCACTTAGATCATCTATTCCATTAGATTTTTTTATTTCACTCTTTTTACTTAACCATTTAATTTGTTGCTCTAATATATAAATATCTCTAGCATGATCATTTATAGTATTTTTGAGAGATAAAATATAACTTTCATTATCTAAAACTTTATCACATAAAATAGAAACTACTTCTTTAAATCTATCATCATCTTGTTCTTTTATAAATTTTCTAAGTTCCTCATCATCGAACATTCTATTTAATACATAATCATTTCCATATCTATAAGAAAACCTATATCTATCTACTATTTTTCTACTAAACCTGTCTTCCATTTCTTTTTCATTATCTGTATCTAAACTAAGTATATCTTCCAGTGCAATGTATTTAACTCTATAAGATGGAGAGACTTCATAATTAAGTACATCATTATAATCAAACTTACCAAATGATGTATGGTGACTCTTTAAAACTCCATTTTGGAAATATAATATCATATTTTGTTTACCATTTAATGATTGAATAGTATGGATTACAAACACTTTATTTTCTTTATCTTTTGTTTTGTAAATAATATTATCTATAAAGTCTTTAACTGTTTTTTCTGAATGTTCTATTACATTACCATCATTTCTTAATCTCAATATCATACATATTTCCCCTATTGATTATTTAAAGATTTCTATATTTCTCTCTTAAATCAATTGAACTACTTCTTCTAAGTCTCCTTTTAATATTATTTCCTTCTAACTCTTTAATTCTATTTTTTAAAATATCATTTTCATTCTTTAGCCTTATGTTCTCACTAACTATCTGGCAGCAATTACACATAACTATACCCCTTTTATTTACATATTTTTACATTAATTATAATATAAATGTCTTATTATGTAAAGTAAATATATATTATTATCTATTTTTTTACACAATAAAAGAGCCTAGGGATATAGACTCTCTTATTTATTAATTTTCAAATTCTACTTTTGATACTTGAACTGTAATTCCTTTTGTTCCATTTGGAAAACTTACATAAGCTTGTTTTACCCTATTGGTATTTGCAGGTATATTACTTTCATTAGTCCAATCACTTGATATTATATTTTTATTACCATCATGGTAATTAATTAGCATCTCCATATATCTTATATTTCTATTAGTAGGATTAATTATTTTAAATTCTATCTCTTGTTTATTAGGTATTTGTCTTAAATCTTCTATTTTTATATTGTCCTCAGAATTTCTTTTATTATATTCTTCTTCGTTCTTTTTTCTTTCTTTAACTTCAGCTAAAGCCTTTTTAGTTGATTGAATTTCATCTGCAAAAACAATATTATACACCTCATCATTTTCACTACTATTAATATCAAACATTTTATCTAATTTTTGATGTGTTTCTTCAGCAGTATGATTTTTCTTATATGCAAGAAGATAATTGATTTTTTCTTCTTTAGTCATATTTATCTTATTATAAATATAAGTACCAATTATCAATATAGTAATTATACTAACTATAGATATAATAATTGTTCTCTTCTTATTCTTCTTAGGTTTACTTCCCTCCATACTTACCACACTCCATAACCTGTTAAAATTTCACTTTTAATATTAACAAATTATGTATATTATGTAAAGTTAATTGAAATTATACTTTCTTTTCTATAATATCTAAATTGAGGTGATAAATATGAAAATAGGTACTAATTTACAAAGAATAAGAAAAGCTAAAGATCCTAAAATAACTCAACAAGATTTAGCTAAAGCTACTGGACTAAGTAGAAGCTATTTATCTGATGTAGAACATAATAGATATAATCCTAGTTTAGATACTACTATAGCCCTTGCTGAGGCTCTTGATGTTACAGTTAACGATTTAGTCTATACCAATGTACACACTAACAGTAAGCTTGTAATAAATGATAATAGTGAGACTATTAATATTAATAATTTAAATGATAATCAAATTAAGTTATTAAAATTATATATAGATGCTCTTACCACCTAAGATTTATATATACACTTAGGTATAAAGTTGTTATTATCGTAAAGACTGTTTGTAATAGTCAGACTTTGATAGTAAACTCTTTAAAATTTATATCTAAAATCCTATGATAAATTAAAACTGTTATTTAGGGTTTATAAAGTTTCAGGTTTTTATATATTTTGCTTTAATTATTAAACTCGACATATAAATACCGTTTACTTTTTCCATTTTATTCTATTTAATCTCGACATGCAATTTTGCGTTTACTATTTTTAAAATTAATCTGAAGTTTTTTTCTTGGTTACTACTTTTTCTAAATCTTTATTTCTCTTTAAAAAATTATATACAGCTTGTTTACTTATTCCTTTCCACTCTGCAATTTCTTCTAATGTAACACCAGCATATCTCATAAAAAAATACTGACCATATCTTTTTTCTCTTTTTATTTGTGCATCTGATTTAACGTCTTTTCTTTTTATGGTTCTTTTTGTAGTTCTCTTATCTTTGTATTTTCTATCATACTTTCTTGATGTATTTTCTTGATGTTCTTCTATAATCTCATTTAATTTATTTAATAAATTATTAATTGAATTATTTCCAGTAAAAATACCTTCATTAAGGTTATAACTTATTTCATAAATTTCTTCCAAGTTATCTTCTAACTTTTCATGTTTTGTTCTATTTAATCTTCTTGAATCTTTAAGTTTAAAAACTTCTATTAAGTCATCTTGTAATTCATTTATTAAATCAAAAATATCACCAATAAGAGCTTTGCCATCTTCAGAATAATAGCCAAAATTATATTCTTCAATACATTCTTGACATAAACTTCTTATATTTTTAAGTTCCTTCCAATACTCTTTAGAAGTTAAATAATGTTTCTTCATCTTTCTATTGCTCCTTAAATTTATTCAAAATTTCTGTAGTATCTGGAATATGATAACTATCTTCGTCGTTTAAATCGTAACCTAATAGTTCATCTTCTAAAGCATTAAAGTCGTACTCTCTTTGAGTAAAGTTAACTTTTCTAGCTTGTGTTTTTCCATTAGTAGTTACTTTTTGTTTTTTAGCCTTTTTCTTACTTGCTAAATCTTTATAATGGTTATCTATAGATTGTTCAAATAATTCAACTGTATTTACATTCTTAGAAATTAGTTCTTCTAAAGTCTTAAATAAATACGATGGAGAGTTAGCATTATGTTCTATACAATAATTTAAAACTTCTATTACAAACTCTAAATTAGAATTTTCTATAAATGTGTCTATTTTCTTTTTCATATAGCTTGAAGGTTTCTTATTAAAAGCTTCTTCAAATAATACATATAATTCATCTAATGTTTGCGTACTACTACTACTACTTGTAGTATTATTTAAGTTAGTATTATTTAAATTAGTATTATTATATACCCCCACTTTTCCACTATATCCATTATCCATACCCTCCCTTTTGGTAGGTATGGCTTTTTTAGTTTTTTCAAATTTTTTATCCATACCTACCTTTTTAGGGGTATGGCTTTTTTCTTCTTGTTTTTTTCTATTTTGAGAGTTATGAATTTTATTTGCTAATTCAATATCTGCTTCATCTAGCAATTCATACTCATAATAGAATTGTTTAGTTTTAGGATCTTGGAGTCTATACTGAATAAGATATCCGCAGCTCTTTAGCTCATTCCAAGTACTTTCAAAAGCTTTTTCACCTTCTTTGACATCTTGCTTTAATTTATTTTTGTATAGAGTATAATTTTCCATTGTTATATAACTATTTATTAGGGAATATAATCCTTTTGCTTTCAAGCTTAAAGCTGGATCACGAAGTGCCATGTTGCTGACTTGTGTAAAATGAATTTTCTTTTTTCTAAATTGACCTGATCTATTTGATTGCATAAAAATATACCTCCTATATTAAAGGAATAAAAAACGTACACAACTACCCTTAATAAGAAAGTATCTATATTTGTAATAAATAAAATAATCTAATATTAAATATTGATTTTTTTTGCATAATCCATTATACTATGAGTATAATATAAATATATGCAAATATTTTAGAGATACTTTTCTCTAGGTTGTGAGCCTATTAAGTTGATTCGGTCGCCAAACTCAAAACAACTTAATAGGTTTTTTGCTGTTTATTCCGTTTTCAAATTTCAAAATTTATGTTTCCATTATACTACAAAAATTTCTATATTACTATAAATTTATCCACAATTATATAAAAATGTAGAATTTATTGTGGATAAATTTATTAAAAAAAAGCTATAAATAAGCAGCCCTTTCTTATATATAAATTATATTAAGCATTAAATAATTCATCAATAGCATCTAATTGATCTTTGTCAGCCTTAACTGAATTATCTTTTATAAAGTTTTCATCATTAAGAACTTTTAATATCAACCTTTTAATTTCTTCTTTCTGATCTTTAGTAAATAAAGAATTCTCTCTTATATCAGCAGCTATTAAACCTTTTATGTAATCTGATATATTAGGAACGGATTCTAATTTAGCTATTAAATCTTTATCAGTCTCATCATTAAGAGAAACTGTTTTTACAACCCTTGCCATATGTAATCACCTTTTTCTAATAAGATTTTTAGGTGTATTACATATAGTAACACACCTATAATTTAATTATTTTAATTTTAATTCTCCCATAAATTTAAATGAGTTAACATTAGTAAATTGACATTCCTTTTCAACTTCTATAGAAGGGAAATATTTCTTTACATAAGATTCTAAGCTTATAGCACCTCCACCAATTAGATAGAAGTTATCTATGTTTGTAGTATCAAAATCTCTTTTTATAGTAGCAGCTATTTTTCTTACATAGTTATCTATATACTCCTCTATATCTTCTATTCCTTTTTTAACTCCATCTACTGTAAAGTATTTTCTATCAATTATATTTTGAATATCTGAAGTTTCAAATTTAGTATAATACTTTGCGTTTAATTCTTGAGCTATAGCTGAGTATAAAACTAGCATACCTTTTTCATATGTTGCTTTTTCTACCAATTTTAAGCCTGTAAACTGGGCGATATCCCAAGTACCCCCTCCGATATCAATCACTAAACTTGATTCATTTTTTTTATTCTTTTCTATTATTATTCCACATGCTTGAGGTAATACCATAACTTTATCTATTTTAATGATTTGTTTTTTTCCTAGTTTATTAATTTCTATGCATGAATCATCTAAACCTTTAATTAATTTTGTTAGTTCTTCCTTTTGATCTGCATAAAATGCTACTGGTAATCCAGCTACTATACTAACATCTATTACACTTTCTTCTGGATAACTTAAACCAATAGCAGCTAATGTTGTTACTCTAAGAAGCTCTTTTCCTTCTTCTGTTTTAAATTTATTTGCATCAACTATATATTGACCAGTTGGTTCGCCTATTATATAGTTCTCTCCATTGAAGTTCATTTCTAAGACATTATTATAATCATCATGTCCTTTTTCTACTGTGCTTAATATACATATGTTTTTACTTGTCTTAGTATAATTATATCCATTATCTAATCCTAAGATTTTCATTTTAATCTCTCCTTTATCTGTATTACAAATAATACTTTGTAATCTATCTATATAATACATTGTATTACATGTAATAAATTATGTAAAGAAAAATTTTGGATTTATTGAAATTTAAAAAAATAAAATACTTGATAGCAATAATAATTCTAGTAATACAAATATTACTCTTTATTTAGAAAGATTAAGTTGAAATATACTTAGTCTTTTTTATTGCTTTATCATGGAAATTATTGTAAAGTAATACTAAGTGATACTTGTAATTAAGGGGTGTGAATAATGTGAGTAATGTGGACTATGGTATTCTACAGTCTATAAATAATATGATGGTTTTAGAAGGATTTACTCTTGAGGAAGTTAGTAAGAAATTTAAGATGAAAAAAGGTGAAATTATAAATATATTCAAAAGAGAAGGTTTTATTTTTGATTCTGTAGAAGGGTATTTTATCAAAGAAGAAACTTTAACAAAACGTATAGAAAAAATTGAGAAAAAGCAAAAAGAACAAGAAGAAATAATACTAGAATTACTTAGTAATACTAAGCAAAAAAATGAGTTGAAAATTGATAATGATATTTTAAATGGTGAGATAATACAAAAAAGTTATAAGCTTAATAAGAGTATAGCTCAAAGATTTAGTGATTATTGTAAAGAACTTAGGGGGAGTGGTATTAAGTCTCAGGATATATTGAGCTTGGCACTTTTAGAATTCCTTCAGAAAAGAAATAGATAAAAAACAAATAATATTCTATAAGATGTATATAAATAGAATATTAGACTATAATTAAGATAATAAGATCAACTCTTTATAATATTTGATATACTCCTTATATATTTTTTAAAGTTTAAGCTACATAATTTAAGTGTAGCTCTTTTTTTTATTTTATAATCTTTTATATAAATCAAAATTTTCATTAATTTCTTCATCTATCTCTTTATCTGTAAATTTTCTAGTTTTATCTAATTCTCTTTGAATTTGAAAGTTATATTTGTAACCATACTTCTTTATGAATTCTAAGACATCATCCAAGCATATTTCTTTATTCATAATATTATTCTCCTAGCTTTTTCTTTAGTATATTATTTTTAAGGTTAAAAGGCAAAAAAATAAGGTTAGAAATAAATTCTAACCTATAACTTTACTAACAAAAGGAGTATATGATCTGTCATCAATCATTAAACGACCTTTGCATTCATTAGAACTCTTATAAATACTATAAAGAATACCACTATTACCATAAGGTATATCTTCAGCTACTTTTATCCATGTTCCTATCTCTTTTGAGGAATCGACTGGATTACTTAGAACTCTAACAAAAACTCTGTCATTATAATCAAAGTTCTGAGGTGCTGCATAAAAACAAGTTTTATTATTTACATCTATATAATCAAAAAAATAATTTGTACTCATACTTCCATAACACCTACCTAGACTATTATCTAATCTTTCTATAAAATCTGCATTATAAACTTGATTTGGTTCTTTTTTTAAATCTATTGCCCCAACATAGAGGGGACAGCAACATTTAACACCTAGCTCCTTATACGCATAATGACCATTGATATCCCAAACTTTAACGACAATAAATGAATCTTTACTAAATGATATTGGACATTTAAAAGTAAATTTATTAGGTGCTGAAGAACCTGTAACTGGTCTCCAATTTGTAATTTCTATATCATTTACAAATATTTTATAAGGAGAACAAGATAAAAATAAATATATACTAGCATTTTCTAAAGTATTTCCAGCTTTAAATCTATCTGGAGATATTTCGCATCTAAGTATTTTTATATTATCCTCGAATAATTCTTTTAAAATATTCTCTTTGATTTTTTCAACTTCATATAGAGTTTTAGTCAATGCACTATATTCATTACTAGATTCAATAGAGTTTTCATTTCTAAAACTTTCTTCAACAGTTATTTTGAAGTTCATTGTAGATAATATTTGTTCACCTTCATATATTACCAACTCTGCATCTATTATTCCTGGAACGGCTAACATTTGTGAAGTTAATCGTAGTTCAATCATACCTTCATTTGCATCTACTATTGTTGCATCATTGAAAACTTCTTTTCCATCAGGTTTTCTAGCACAAATCCTAACTGTTTTATTTTCTAAATTAAACTTAATACAATTATCTAAAATTTGCACTAATAAATATCTGGTATTATCTCTTTGCTTTACAACTATATTGCTATAGGATTGTCTTGAAATATCTAATGTTAATTTATTTAAACTTTTAATAATAATCTCCCCTTTCTAAATAAAAAGAGTACCCAACTTTGGATACTCTTAAATTATTGAACTATTTATTTTGAGCACCTTCCTAAAATGGGAATGTGACATTAATTTTCTAAATATTCTTTTAAAACATCTTTGTAAATATCTGTTATACATACTATTCTTTTTGGGTTAGTACCATATATTCCATTTTCATGAAAATATTTTATATTTATACATTCTGCATCTCTTAGATTTATAAGTATATCGGCAACTTCATCAAAGGTTCCATAATCTTTTAAATCTTCATAAATACTTGCTAAATCGGTAAACTCATTAATGTTATCTAATAAATATTTAGCCACTTGTCTTTCTTCCTCGCTAATTACATTTTTTGTTATTTTCATATATTTTACCTCCCATAAATTTACTACAATTTAATATTAATAAATTATGTATAATATGTAAAGTTTATAATAAATATGGAAGGAGTTTTATATATTCTTAAACAACTTGTCCTATTCTTAAACTTGGTGCAAAATTAACTGGAGTACCATTATATCTTAATTCTATATGAGAATGGTTACCTGTAGAATTTCCAGTACTTCCACTTAGGGCAATTACCTGTGCTTGTTTTACATGGTCACCTTCGTTAACTAGCAACTTACTATTATGTCCATAAATAGTAACTAATCCACCACCATGATCTATCATCAAGTATTTTCCGTAACTTGTAGTTAACTCTCTTCTTTTAATAACTACACCGTCTCTTGCTGCATGAACGGGAGTACCTTCTGGACAACCTATATCTGTTCCTGTATGTTTAGCTGCTCCTGAGGGGTATTTTCCAAATAATGCCGTTACAGAACCACTAACAGGAAGAATCCAATTACCATAGTCGTTTGTTATAGTTTTAAAATTACCAGTAAAGCTTGGAAAATAACCATCACCTTTTACTGTTCCAATTTGTCCTCCATGTGCATTTAAAATTGATATAGAAGACATCATATAATTGGCATTTAAGAACATTTCAGCTTCTTCTTTTCTTCTACGCTTTAAACCATCCTCAAATATAGAGCCAGGCATTGTTATGTAAGATAGCCATTTATTATATATTATTTTTGGAGAAACTCCATTTACCCAATCTCTATATAAACTAGAATTATATCTTCCAGAATTATAAGTTAAGTCTACAAAAGCATCAAATATATGTATAGGAACTTTGTTTAAATTTACACCGTCTTTAAGCATTTGGTTTTTTACAAGACTACCGTATTTATCTGGTATTAATTCAAATAAAACTTTAGATGCAGTTTCTTCACTACATGGTGCAGTACCTAGTTTAGCAAAGTAAGTTGGTTCATTGGATTTAGTTACTCCATATCCATAAGTAATTTCACCATCTCCAATATTACCAGGATATTGTTGTAGTCCTTCTATTCCTTTTACATATCTAAAATATTTTTTAGAAGGAATTCCTTTAGATACATTTCCTAGATTATCTATTCCTCCTCCACCAATTCCAAAGTTATTAGGATCTAATATTATTTGTCCATTTGCATTTTTAATCGGTGCATTTATTGTTATTTCTCCTGTGTTAGCATCGTAGAAAAAGGTATTTTGTTTCCCAATTCTAACACCTCTATCAGAAACTACTATTTCATTATTCTGTGTAGTTATGTTTATATAATGGTCTCCAACATAAATATTATTCTTTCCATTATCTGACATAATTTCTAAGTTATAAACTTTATTACCTTTAAAATCTATTTCTTCTTTTATTCTTATAGGTTTACCGCCTTTATCTCCTAAGATGTTATATTTATCAAACTCAACATAAGATGGTACGCTAATAGAATCTTTTTCTTCATATCCAAGAGTTAATGCTGAATGAATAGCATTTGCTAAACCTATAATTGGTTTATTCTCATCATCTCCTTGAATCAATGACATTAATGCTCCTATATATTCGCCATTCTTTTTCCAATTAAATAATCGAACCATGTTTCTTTCTATCTTTATAGCATCTTTACCATTGTTTCTAAATAATGCTCCGCCAGTACCAGATAAATCAATCTGAAAGCTATTATCTGCATTTGTTATTAAAATCGTTGAGAGAATTCCAGTAACAATCATACTTGCATTAATCTTTCCATCAATAGTAATACCATATTCAAATTTACCGTTTATTCCTGTGGTACTACATGCTAACCCATTTTTATTAATCCTAACTACATTTTTAGCTAGGTTAGGATCTTTATTGTCCAGCCAATAAGTTTCATTTTCTTTATTAATTACAAATGAATTTTTCAGACCCTGACGCATCATAGAATTAATGTAGTCACCTAGGTTCGAATTATTATTTTTAATAAATGTATTTCTAATTTCAGAAATTACTTGAGAATCACTCTTTATTACTTGTACTGGATTATTACTTAAAACAGTTTTTAAAACAGTACCATTTAGATAATTTATATGCTTTTCTACTACTCTTGTAGTTAATTTTAAATCTAAAGAGTCTACATAAACTCTTACTATATCTCCAACATCTAATATCTGCAAACTAGCATACTCTTTAAATTCTTCTGTTTGTTCTAATTGTATAAAATCAATATCGTATTGTGCTTTCACCTCATCAACATGTTTTTGACTAAATTCTTCTTTTATTCTTTTATTAATTTCTCTTTGAGCTTCTTCTAATGTTGCAAATCCTTCATCATTAGAATCACTTTCATTTCTAACTTTTATATCACTATATTCAATTACTTTAATAAAAGCTCTTGGATATTTGTTCTTAATTGGACTCTCTATATAGTCTCCAGTTATACCATCAAATCCTTTACCTATTAATACAGTAGCAAGACTATCTATATTTGTATTTGCTTTAAATCCTAGGAGATTTTTGCCCTCTCTTATAATTACTCCGTTATCTTGACCTATCTTATCATTTATAGTGAGGTTATATTGATGTCTTAAAACCTCACCACCCCAACGATTTTTGAAACTTTGGTCACAGTTATGTAGTGCATTAAACATACTCATCTTTTGGTAATAAGCAGTACTAGTATTACTTATATTACTACTTACAAAAATCTCTTTAGGAAAGCCAAAGCTATTAGCTCCATCAAAGATATATTGTATAGAGCTTGTTCCACTACATTCAGTTGGTCTTACATCATCAAGCCATAAACTTTGAGTTTCGGTAATCGTGATTTGAAAGGCAATTATAGAAGTAATCATAGTATTTTTATTACAAGTAGTTATTCTAAATATTTCATCTCTTCCATATTCATCAAGAACTTTCAAGATATAACCTTTCTCAATCTCAGGTCTTTTTTTATCATTTATAAAATTTCCTTCAAACCTAAAGTTACCAGCTAGATCCTTAAAACCTTTTGTTAAAGTACACCAGTTATCTAAAGAATACCCGTTAGAACTTAATACTGTATCCCTAGGGGTATTGGAAGGGAATACAGCAATTCTTATTTTTCCATCAACCATATAATCCCTCCTTATCTATAGTTTGTTCTATAATTTAATTCAATTTTATTTATATTACCTGTCCAGCTTAATCTATTTATTCCAGGCAATACAATTGGGAAATTCCCAATACAATCTAAATCTTTACTTCTTTTATTACTATCTATACTTTGTAATAAATGGCTATTTAACTCTACATAATTTTCTAAGTTTTTAATAGAAATAATATTACCATTTAGGTTTAATTCTACAGTTCCATTTCCATATATTTTAGTAGTTGGATTAGAATTCATATTTCCATTATTATAGAATTCAAAAGAATTTTGAGTAATAGTAATACTAGTATCATTAGGATCACTCATAAAAGGTTCGCATATAAAAGTTATTTTAAATTCTCCACCTTTGTTTTGCTCTAATCTTTTAAGTCCTTCTTTTAATACTTTTTTTACTATGTAACATCTATCTTCTCTATCATAAAAAAGTCTCTTGTCTGTTATGTTATTTAACCAATTATTTATTCTATCTATAGAGTAATTAAAATCATCATATTTAAGTAAGCTTAATTCAAATGAAATTTTTATATCTCCATAAGTTCCTTTATTTACAGTTAAAGAGCCATTTCTACCTATAACCTTATATTCTTCATAATCTTCATTAGGTATATTAATAGAGGGGTAAGATTGTACTAGTACCCCTAAATTCTCTAAACTGTTTATTCCATTAAAAATTAATGTATTTAAATCCATATCTTCCCCTCCTTTATTTTTATGCCATTACAAATGGATTGTTTTCTTGATAACCTTTATCTATCTCATCTTTATGTCTACCTAGACAATGTCCAACTTCCTTACCGTCTAGGAATATTCCTAGTTTTGAAATTACAGAAGTTACTTCCTCTTTTACTACTTGGCGAATTAGTGGCTCTGGTAAAACATATTCTCTTTGTTTGCCCTGTCCTTTAAACTTATCTCCTACAACTGTATTATTACCTAGTAATGTAGGTTCATCGAATACAGCTCCTGTATAAAGGTAATTCATTTTTGGAATGTTAACCCCAAAATGTTTTCCTCCAACTCCTGGTATCCAATCTGGTGCAGTAAAGCTTATTTTATTTAATCCATCTATAGCCATGTTAACTAAACTAATAACTGTATTTAATGGTGCTTTAATAACAGCTCCTAAGCCATTCATAATTCCACCAAATATATCTACAACACCTTGCCATGCCCTAGACCAATCTCCAGTAAATACACCTTTTACAAACTCGATTACTCCACTGAAAATTCGTTTAATAGCATTAAATCTATTTTCTATGTTTTTAACAAATCCATTTATTATATTTCCAAATACTCCAAAAGACTTAGTCCAATCTGTAGTAAATATTCCTGTTAAGAAATTAGAGAATTTGGTAAATATAGAAGTTATAAAACTCCAAACTTTATTTACTCCATTACGGAACCATTCACACTTATTGTATAAAGTTACAAATACAACAGCTAATCCCAGAAGAAGAGTAATTACTAATCCTATAGGGTTCATTTTCATAGCTAAATTCAATGCCTTTTGTGCTAATGTCATTGCTTTAGTTGCTCCAGTTACAGCAATCTGTGCTGTTTTATAAGCTAACATTTTCACCTTATTAGCCACCCATAAAGCTCCATTTTTAATAAGTTGTAAAGTGGATTTAGCTAAGTTAATCATGAATCTTACTATAGCTTTAGTTACACTAACTATTCCTTTACCAAATTTACCGATAGCATTTGTTCCGTTTTTAGTAGCTTTAGTAAAGTTTTTTAATCCAACTATTCCACCTTTAATTCCTTTATTTAATGCAACAAATCCTGTTTTAATATTATGTATCGCTGTAATAGTTTTAGAAAATGCTAATAATAATGGGAATATACCAGCAATTAATCCTGCTATAACAATTATTATTTTTTTAGTGCCATCATCTAAATTATTAAATTTTACAATCAAGCTTGTGGCAACTTGTATAAGTGGAGTTAGTGCTAATAAGAATTGTCCAAAAGATGCACTTAAATTAGCTAAAGATTTTCTAAAAGTTTTAGCACTATTGGCAGCACTATCACTTGTCCGCATATAGTCCCCCTGAGCATCTTTAGTTTGCGACATAACATAGTTGTAACGTAGTTGCACTTGTTCAGCTTGTGTCATATCCTGTATCTTTTTATGGATTCCTTGACTTTCTGCAAAACGTTGCAAGTTAACTTGTGTCATTACAATTCCTAAGCCCTTCAAACTTTCCGTTTCTCCAGTAAACACTCCTGTTAAAGCAGTATTTGCCATATCAACACTAATATTGTTAAATGATGCTAAATCTCCAGCTAATTGAGTTAAATTCATAGAGTAATCTTTTGTTTGCTCTGAATTTAATCCCATAGCTTTCCCCATAGCCCCAAATTTACTTACCATTTCTAAAGCTTCATTTTGTGATGCTCCAAAAGATGTTGTAGCTGTCTTTGACCATTCTTCTACAGCTTTAGCATTATTACCAAATACTACTTCGCTTTTACTTAAACTTTCGTTAATATCTGAAGCAGCCTTAAAAGCCGCTGTCCCAATAGCAAGTATAGGAGTTGTTACCATAGCACTTCCTTTAGTAGCTATCTTACCTACTTTTTTATTAAGTTTTAATAACTTATCACCAAAGGTTTCAGTTTTCTTACCAACTTTGCCTAAAGTCTTTTCAGCTTCATTTCCTTTTTTGTTTATAATGTCAAAAGCTTTGACCACGTCTCCATAGTTGACTTGAAAACTGGCTTCGGCTCTCCATATTTCACTCATTTAATTTCACCTCCTTCCTTAAAGGAGTTTTTCTAATAATTTATTTTGCTTTTCTTTTAACTTAGCAATCTTTTTCTTATTAGAATAAATAGATATATTATCATTGTTCTTATTTCCAACAACATAATCGTTATAATCTAAACCTTCTCCACCAATAGCTCTTGTAATAGTATCTTGTAAGATAAATTGGTTATGTAATCTTTCATTAAAGTATTGTTGTAATATATCCTCTATTATGGGAAAAGATTCACTTAGGTTTAAATCTAAAATATTAAAATAAGCATTACATTTAATTAAGATGCCACGAAGGTTGCACCCTATCTCTTCTAATGTAATGCTCCTGTAAAAACATTAATACATGCTTTTAAATCTTCACTCTCTATTAATTTTTTTATCATTGCAAAAGTTGATGGAAGTGGTTGTTCTTGTACTTCTTTAACTTTTAATTTAAATAAAGTAGCTAAAGTTTTTTCTATTAAATCTGAGTTAGGATAATATCTTTCTATTAAAGATGTGTAAGCTAAATTAATAACAGATTTCATACCATATGCTTGTACTTTTTCTTCTAATTCCTTTAGTTCTTTTTTTAAAATTAAAGTTTTTTCTGATGCTACTTCCTCAACAAGATTTACCTTTTCTTCTTGTTCCATCTCTTCATACTCTTCAAGAGATATCTTACTTTCTATATCTTTACTTAAAGATGCTTTGAATTCAATTTGCTTTTTTGATAATTGGATCATTAATTTAGATTTTTCTTTATCTTCTCCACCACCTAAAATATCTAAGACCTGATCTTTAATACCTAATTTATTTATTAAGTTAATTATTTCAGCACCCTGTTTTGTGGTTATATGTAAATCAAAATTTTGAATATCTTCTATTTTCATTTAAAAATCCTCCTATTTATTAATGTTTAGCTAACTGAGTAAAGTTAGCGAAAATTTCTACTGGACACTCTCTTCCATCATCTGAACTGTTTTCTATAGAAATTTTAAAACTAGAATTGTCTTTACCTTTCATATCAAAGTTTAAACCTTCTCTATTTAAAACATCTTTTATTAAAATTATAATTGGTTCACCTTGTTCATTTTCTCCAACTACTAAAGCATCTTTATACTGTGCTACATCTATTAGCCCCATGTGAGCTTTATAGTGTCCTTCTTCAACTTCTTTGAATAAACTTGTTTCTAAAAGCTTTTTATTGAAATCTAATAAACTTCCAGTTATTTTACTATCGAATCCAACAACTCTTTCAAAGCCTTTTACCTTTCCTGCTGCATTTTTAATTTGTTCTATTTTAGGCTTAGTGCTTACAGTTAATTTATCTTCAAAATAACCTAAAAGTTTGTCACTTAAACCTTGTACAAATTCTTTAGTTGATTTAATATCTTGAAAATTTGAACCTATATATACAGCTCCTTCATTTACTATAAGATTCTTTTCTTTAGCTGTTCCATAATCTATTGACATTTGATATCATCCTTTCTTATTTATATTTTTTTATGTTATACATTAAGATAAAATTAAATTTATCCTCATCTATAATAATTTGTATTCCATACATCTTCTCTAGTAATCCAATCTCCGTTAGAGAATCTTGTATCATTTATTTTTTTATCCATTTTATTTGCTTCTTTAATAATTTCAAATTTATTTTCATTTAAACCTACAAGTCTAATCTGTAAAGATACCTGTTCTAAATGTGTATTTTTTAATTCTAAAGTAGATTCTCCAATTTTAAATTCTTTAGCTATAGCACCGCTTTCAAATTTAAAATCTTCTTGAATTATATCAACTCCATCTGGAAATAACTTAGATAATTCTCTATAATAAAGTTCTAAATCCATTATTTACACGCCTTTCTTAAATGTTTTATAAATATCTTTTCAAACTTAGGAATATCTCTAGTTAATGTAGCTCTTATATAAGATTTATTTTCAAATTCAACTTTCTTAGCATAAATTAAAGGAGAACCAAATTGTAGCTTAACATTTTCTTCAGTTACTGTATCTTCACCAGTTAAACTTCTTTTTAATGCACCAGTTTTAACAGGAGTAACATTTTGCATATCTGCAATACCTGTAATCTTACATTCTTTACTAGAATCTTTTATTGCTTGTAAAAATAGTTCTTTATTTTCCTTAATCTTATTCTCTACTTTAACCATCGATAACTACCTCATCACATTCTAAAAGTGCATAAATTTTATATTCTTTCCAGTCTTTTTTATCTTCTACTTTATATATTTTATTATCATTTACGAGTATATCGTTTATGAGTATTGATTCATTACAATACATTTCAACCTTAGATTTAATATCTTTTCCCCAAGTGTATTTTATAGCTCTTTCTGTTATCGGTTGAATATCACATTTATACTTTTTATCTTTTACATGCTTTGTTTTAGTAACCATATTTTCTTTAACTTTAATTACTTTAGTTGTATAATATTCATCTTCATATATACCCATTAAAACCACACCTCAGCTTTTCTATTAGGCTTAGGTAATAATCCTTTAATATCATTGAATACATTTTTAATTCCAACATCTGCATAAGTAATTTGCTTTTCTCCTAACTTATATTGAGTGATAAATCGATTCTGACAAAAATATGATTCTAAGTTTTTACTTAATATTATAATTGCACTTTGAAAGTTTTCTTGAATGTATTCTTTTGTATATTTTGATGTGTCATTTAAATAATAATAAATTTGATCTATTGCTATTGATTTAATTTGTTCATCTGTCATTTATATGCCCTCCTTTATAAAATTAAAGGGCATACGTTAGTACACCCTTATATATATTAAGCTTCTAAAGCATCTCCTGGATTTACACTATATTTTAATGTAACTATAGCTTCTGGTCTTAGAACTTTAGTTCCATATACATCTAATCCTCTTACACCATCTGCAAAGGAATTTTGAAGTCTCATAGCTTCAGTTTCTTCTAATTGTGCATCAAATCCAACAGCACTCTTATGTAATGCTATTATTGTATTTTCTGGTAACTCTTCACAACAAATTACTTGAAGTCCATTTATCTTTTGACCTTCTACAATACCATTTTCTAGGACAGCTGGATTTCTTGTAAATCTAGCATCTTTTGATAATAGACCTAATATCTCCGCATCAACAACTACATATCTATCACTTCTTGGTACCTTCTTTTTACTTAATTTAGTTCCCATATCAACTATTTTTTCATATATATTTACAGGTGTTATAGTTATTGGACTTCCACCTTTATTTAAAGTTTGGATACCTTTATCAGCTACTATAGTTGCAAAGAAATCAGTATCTTCTTGCTCTCTTACAGAAGCTGCTTGATCCGCTATAACCTCTTTCATTAAGTCTTTTACAAGTTGCACTTTATCTAAATCAGACATTGTTTTTGCCCAATATTTTTTCTTATCAAATACCATTTCAACTGGAGTTGTATTGATTTCATCCCAATCAATTGATCCATTATAATCCTTAGGTTTACTTGTTGTTAATCTGTTGAATATTATTTTATTCCCTTGTTTATCTGATGGTTTAGTAGAAATTAATCTTGCTACTGAACTCTTTCTGAACTCTGTTATTAATCCTGCTTCCCATAATGTTTTTTTAAAATTTTCTATTGCCATAAAATTATTCCACCTTTACTTTTTATTATTGTAGGCATTTTTCTTTATAGACTAATTCAACCTTTTAAAAAGTCTTATATTATTCAAATGCTTTCATAGCTTCCTCTAAAGATAAATCATCTTTTTGAAGTAACTGTTCATATGTACTCTTTGATATATTACTATCCTCTTTAGGTGGCACGTACCCCCCATTTAATCTCTCAGATACTTGAGAATCTATATAAGACTTCATACTATCCTCAAATAAACTTATATTAGCATTTGTAGTTTCTTCATCTTCTCCTAATACAAAATCTATAAGTTTACTTGGTATATTCTTTTCAGATAAAGTATCTTTGTACTTAGCCACCATTTCAGCTCTTGTTTTTTCTTTTTCCATTGCTTCAAATTTTTTTGTTAATTCTCTTATTTGTTTCTGTTCTGGAGTTTCTTCTTTATTTGTTCTTTTAAGAATTTCCGCCTCAATTATCTTTTGCATACCACCTTTTTTAAAGCCCTCAATTCCTTTATCTCTTTCAGAATCTATTAAAGATTTGAGATCACTTTCTGTAGCTACAGTTTTATTTCCAAAATTTAAAGGCTTTGCAAAACCTTTAGATGTAATTATCTCATCTATTTCTCCCTCGTCTTCAATATCTTTAATTAATTCTAATAATTCACTTTTTATCATTTCTATTTCTCCTTTCATCCCTTAGAGTATTCAACCCCTAAAGTTTCTTAATTTTTTGCATAAAAATAAGGCTATAAGTTTTCTTTAGCCCATTCCTGATAATCTTTATATTCTATATTTTCTTTTGTTGTATTATCTATCCTAAAATCTGGTCTATAATCTTTGCTTGGTAACTGTATGTAACAACATCTATCATTAACATGTCTTGGTAATTTAGGTCTCATAGGATCATCAACCTTAAATACTCTTCCATCATCGGCAGCACACCTTGAACAAGTCTTTGAATCTAAAGTTGCACTATATAATAAATATTCTGCATTATTATCCTCAAAAAACTGTTCATTAATATCGTTTTGTACTCTACAAATTTCATTTCTCAACATTCTCTTAGAATAGAATTTATCTACTTCAAATCTATCTCTTATTTCTTTTTCTATTTGATTGCAATTAATTTTACCACTTAGGAAATCTCTAATATGTACTTTAAGCTTTTTAGCTATATCCTCCCTATTGTTCCAAATCCTATTAGAATAATTTTGTCCATCTATAGTTTTATTTAATATTCTTTTTAAATCTTTATCTGATATTTTCTTTATACTAAAATCCATACCTAGACTTAATAAATAAGAATTTATATTATATTTATCTTTAGCTAAATTATTTAATGCTTTTGTAAGAACAGTATTTTCATTAGTATATTCAGCCTTCATAAATTCATTTATCTTCTTATCAATTTCTTTTGTTATAAGAACTTGACTATTTAAAGATATTTGCATTTTGCTATCTGAAATATTATATTTAAGCATTATTTTACTAATTAAATTCAATAAATATTCTGCATTATTATTTTGTAATTCTAGTATTTCTAGTAATACTTTATCACCTTGTCTATATAACGCTTTAGAAAACTCAATAAAATTTTTTACAAAGAATTGTTGTCCTTTAGTTAATTTGTTTAATCCTTTAATTTCATCATTAAATATGTTCATTTAAATTACCAATTATTGATTCCTTTGCTTCTTGTTCACCTTTTAATCTAGTCTTAAATTCTTCTTGAGCTTTCTCATAGCTTGATTTTGGATTTGTAATAAAGCTTAATCGTGCTAACCCTTCTTCTGCACTCATAATTCCATTAGGTACTAACTTAGTTATTATGTCTGTTGTTGCAGCATCATCGCTCGGTACGTTCATATTATAAACGATTCCTACCTTCTCATAATTTAACTCTTTGTTGTTATAATTTTTTATCATCATTGTTATAATAGCTTTAATTCTTTTCTTAATAACTTTAGTTAAATAATTTTGTTGCATTTTAACTTTATTTCTTAAAGAAATTATTCTTGTCTGTAATGCTACACCTGAAGTATTTGAACTAGGTTTATCATTAAGATTGATATGTTGAGAAATTTGATATGTTAAATCAATTAACATATTTAAAGCATTTATGTGCATTTCTGCATTAACATTTTTAATTAAATAATTAATATCTGCAAATCTATTTTCTTCATCATTACTATTTATATTTAAAATTGCATTATCTCTCATCCCCATTAAAATACTTTCCATAATACCATTCATATCAATATTACCTGTTTTTTCATCAGTAAATTTAGCTTTAATTTCTTCTGGAACACTAATATTCTTTAAAATTAAATAACTTAACCTGCTGTCACCTATCTCATTTGACAAATCGGATAAAATTCCTTCAATTTGATCTTGTAAGGCTTTTATATCGTTATATATCGTATTTTTAAAACATCCTATTTGGCTTCCATACGCAATAGGACAAAATCCAAAATAATGAGGTGTTGTCTCAACGATATTGTAATCAATATCTAGCCTAATAACCTCTTTATCTGTAAAATAATCCATGTATTCTATATCATCTAACTTAAATACTCTTAATGCACTAATAACTTCATCTTCTTCATCAAGTTCAGCTATTATACTTAATGGATCATATTCTTTAATTTTAAACTTATTATCTTTCCAGTAGTAATGTTCATATGCCTGTCCAAACTTTAACATATTAGTACATAATATAGCATCTACATTAACATTTTCTTTCATTATAAGGTTAACTAAATTAGATTCTATTACACTATCTTGAACACTTTTGCCTTCAATAATTTCTTCAATTGTCAAGCTGGGTACATAGCTAATAGGATTACCAACCGCAAAGCTAACTTCTTCATCAACCATTTTTTTAATAAAATTAACATTAACCTTTCTATTTAAGCCAATCTTAGATTTTTTATATGTACTTAGAATATCTGTTTTTCCAAGATAATAATCATCCATTTTTTTATATGTATTTAAATTATTATCAAACTTTTCTCTAAGCTTTTTAACTTTTTCAATATCTATAGCCATAATTCACTCTCCTTTCTAAAAATTGAATATACTCAATGTTGCCTTACTTCTTTTACTTCCTACTTCAGTACTAATTCCATATCTTAAAGCATCCAAACCATGATTATATTTATCTATTGGTTTATTTGTATATTCACCTGTAGTCTTATCCTTAATCCAGGTATAATTCTTTAATTCTTCTATAATTTCAGTACATTTAGGATGTACAATAATTTCATATTGTTGAATTAATTGAATACCATTTATAATACTGTCTCTTCCTTTGACTGCTCCCTTTACTCTTGATAACCCATTACGCTTTAGTTCTTCTATAGACTTAGGCTCTGCACTATCACATACGATAACTTCTTTTCTATACCCTAAATCAATAATTTTTTCTGCTATTTCATCATTTAAAAGACCTTTCTCTTGAAACTCATCAAATATCCATAGCTTTTTATTAATTTTATCTATAATAGAGCATACAAATGCTGTTGGATCGTTTGTATATCCAAAGTCTAATGAAAATATAGCTTTAGTATTTCTATTATTTTTTAAAATCTCTTTATAATCAAAAGATTCTTCCTTCCAATTTGTATAAATTAGTTTATCTAATGTTGCAAATTCACCTAAAGCATAAATTCTAAAATATACAGGGTTATCTTTTTCTAATTTTAAGAGAGAATCTATATAATCTTTCGGTAAGAATTTATTATTTTTATATGTTGTATGTAAAACTATAGTATCCTTTGTATCATACCCATTTTTAAACCATCTTTTATAAACCCAATTTGATTTTGAAACTGGATTAAACATAACATGAATTTGATTATATGGATTTTTACTTCTAAGTCTTAAATTTAATTGGTCAAAGTCAAACTCATCTATCTCTGTACATTCTTCAACAACTATATCGTCAATTCCAGCTATAGATTTTATTTTCTCTGGATCATCTATTCCCTTAAATATAAATAAACTTTTATTAGGTAATTCAATTGTTAAATCAGTTTTATTTATTTTACATTCATCATATATTTGCCAATCACTTAGCACACTTCTAAATAATGCAAATATAGACTCTTTTAAAGTAGAGTTTACTTTTCTAACAACTAAACATTTTCTTCCTGGATATTTAAGATATTTGTAAATCATTTTTTGAACTACAAAGTGAGATTTACCTGATCCACCACCACCATAAAATACATTAAATCTTTTTTCATAGTTTTGTAACTGTGGTAAATAAACTTCATTAAAAACTCTTTTGTTAATTTTAATTCTAGCCAAATAATTCCTCCTTTCTTTAAAAGTCCTTTTTGTTATATGCGATATTTTTCTTAACCACGACCACGAATATCCATATCCTATAAAAGAAGTACCCACCCCTTTATAAACATTAATTTTACTATCTAGGGTTACACTTCCAAAATTATGCAACTTCGTGAAACGGTGATTTAGCGAAGTTATAAATGTATAAAACTCTGAAACCTAGTTATACCAAGGGTTGTAGCGTTTTGAATATTTCTTTTATTTTCTATATATCTAAATAAATTTACTTAAAACATTATTTATTCACAACCAATTGTATAATAATACATATTTTAGAGTTTTATACACAGTTTATTCAGTTTTTATGCATTAATCTACTAAATCTACATCATAAGTTTTGTTAGTAATTTCTTGTTCAATTTTATCTTTCCAACCAAAATTCTTTAATGCAAATATATATCCTATTGGAGATTTGCTAACTTTTGCATCTAAAAGCTTCTCTTCTGCATAATTTTCACAAATTTGATAAGCCCTTTTTACCGATGTGGAAATCTGAAGTTTAACATCATCATCTAAACTTTTAAGCACCTCATCATTATCCATACAATCTCTATAATCTCTTAATGTACAAGGATTACACCCTAAAGCTAATGCTAATCCTGTAACAGTAAATGGTTTTTCATTTTCTATGCAACTATTAAAATAATCTTCTATAGCTTTATCAAACTCATCTGGATCTTGAAACTTAGGTGGTTTAGTAAACTTAAATTTTTTCTTTCCCATCTTTATCACCTCCTATTTTTAAGTATAAAAAAAGAAGCCATGAATTAGGCTTCTGAACATCTAATCAAGCTTTAAATATTCTGTTATATTTTCAACTTTATGAAAACATCCATTATATCCATAAGGTCTCCAATCAGTATATCTTTCTTCTATTCTCTTTTTTAACTCCTCTTTATCTTTAACACCAAATATCTGTATTACTCTATTTATTTCATCGTCAGTATCTAACCTTAAAAATAATTTAATAACTCTAGTTTTCTTATATATATACATTAAAGGAAACCAACACCAATATCTACGTTCTTCTTTAAGCATTGATATATAATGTAAAATTAAATCACAATTGACTAAATCTTCTGTATAATCTTTTCCATTTAAATTTCCTCTTTGTTGCATTAAATGAGCTGAAAATGAATACTTATTATGACCTTCATCTCTATTCACTGTATCAAAAGAATCTCCTGAATAATAAAACTTTTCAAATGTATTTTCATCTATATCTCTTTCAAACTTATCATTTAATACATATTTTATATGTGTTAACTTTCTCACAATATTAAATTTTTTATATTTTAACAAAATCATATTTATCCAAATAAACAATTCATGTATTGTAAATCTATAGTGCATTAAACAATAATCATTATATGTACCCTCACCTTTATAATCATAATAAGCATATAATTCTTCTAAAAATTCTATAATATAATCTGAAAGTTCTTCTTCTTCTAAAAAATTTAATAAATTTATTAAATTCATTATAAATTCATCTCTAAAATATTTCATTTCTGATATATATTGCATTGGAATACTATAACTCGGATCTTTTAAATCATTTGAATTTAATTTATATTGATCTAATTGTTCAAAAAATAATTTATTTAAGTCTTCTAAAGAAGATAAAACTAAATCTTTTCTCCCATTTATAATATGATTTTTTATTTCTCTACTTTTAAATGTTATGGCCTTTAAAGTTTTGTTTTCATCGTCCAACAAAAAAGAAGGCATTTTTCCTAGTTTTGGCTTAACATATCTAGGTTTATCATAGATATCTCTTAATAACTCTTCATAATTTTTTTCAAAATCTGAAGCACTTGCCAAATCTATACCTATTAATGACTTAGCGTATGCTGGTATATATGACTCAAAACTTTCTCCATATTCAGCTATTATAGGTATATATTTCCTTTGATTTACTTTTGTATATAATTCTGGAGTTATTATTTGTGTTTCAGTGCCAACTCCTCCATTTCTACCATCCGCTTTTTCTTTATATTTGCTATCGCATATAATAAGAACTTTGTTTATATCTTCATCAGTAACCATTCTTTCCATAAACGAATATTTATCTTCACCTGGTTTAAGGTTCCATTTATCTAAAACAACATCAACACCATCAGATACAAGTCTTTCTGCTAAATCTAAAACCCATTTTTCATGTTTAGGTGTAGTCCAACTATATGATATAAATATCTTTTTTACTTCACTATTTTCCATATTCTTAACCCCTTTTAATTTATACTTTTATATATAAATTATATCAAAGAGGATTAAGTTTTCATATAATAAAAAAGAACCTAGCTTGTCCACTAAGTTCATATGTACTATTTATTATTTGCTTTTTCAGATTCATCTAATGTAGGTGCAGCTTCTTGTTCTGATGGTATTATATAATTTTTCATTGCTTCTTCTAATATATTAAAAGTACAGTAACATGTACCAATTACTCCAGTATTCATTTGATCATTATATAATTTTTCAGCTTTATTTAATACATTATCTTTTATCTCTCGTACGAAATTATACTCTTTATACAATAAATCCCTATATCCATCAGAATTATCTATTTCATCAAAATTAATATATTTATAAACGCCCTCTTTCACTGGTATCATTTTTCTAATCTCTAATACAGATAAAATCTTTTTGTAATTATCTGTATTTCCTAACTGTTTATAAACATCTCCACGCCTTAATTCTTCTCTCTTAACTATCTCATAAATTATATAATTATGTGGAGTTACATTCTTCCAATTTCGATGAGTAGGTTTTCTTGAAGTTAAAGGTATACAATAAGTACATCCATTTAAACTTGTAATTAAACCTAAATATGGTTTTTTATAATAATTCTCTTGTGATGTATAAAACACTTGTGAATCTTTGTCATGTAAATATCTAACATAATCAATATCTATACGATATAGCCCAAATTTTTCATATTCTGCCATTATATTTTCCCCTCTATATGTAAAAAAAGAGAACTTTTCAGCTCTCTTTCAGATTTAACGTTCATCATTTCTATCTATAAAGATAAGGTAGTTGAACACCCAGATTTAACGTTTCTCACTAAGGTAGAGAAACACCAGATTTAACGTTCATCATTTCTATCTATAAAGATAAGGTAGTTGAACACCCAGATTTAAAATATAATTACTAAGAACTATATTCTACACTTTCATTATATATATATGATTAAATTTTGTCAACTATACATTACATTTTTGTGTATAATCTATATATTTAGGGGTAATATAATTATGTAATCTTTATTCTGGAATTTTAACTTTTAAAGTAACCTTATGTTTTAATCCATAACCTATTATTCCTACTGGTTCTATATTTAAAAGAACTTCATCATAACCTTCATCCATTATTGAATCAGTTACATAATTTTGTTCTCTTCTATGACAATATAATAAATGAAAATATCTAGTTAAATCTATTTCAAATAATTTACCTTTATGTTTATCTTGTCCTAAATCTAATCTTATTAAACATTCTTCTATACAATCATTTAATGTAAGATCTTCTACTTTCTTAGACTCTAAATCTTTAAGTCTCTCTTTATCTATTAACTCTTGAAAATTTGGATAATCAGTTATATATCCATTATCACACTTTTCAATATCGGTTTCTAAAAATTCTCTAAGCTTATCCATTGATTCTTCAAATTTTAAAGCTTCAGAACAAGCTTTACTACCAGCTTTTATCCAATTCGCATTTATTTTCCCACTATTTTTTCTGTTTTCTTCTTTTAATTTTTTTATTAATTTATCTTTTTCCTCAATTTCTTCTACTGCCTTTAATAATAAGTTATATCTAATTTCAGAAACTTTTTTAACTTCCTTTAACTCTTTTCTTAATCTGTCGCTTTCTTCTTGAAGCTCATCCCAATATTCATCTTCAAGTTCATCTAATAAATCATCTTCCTCAAACTCTTCAGATTCTTCTTCCATCATATCTTCTATAGTATTTCTAAGATACTCAATTTCATTATCTTTCTTTTGTATTTCAGCTAATAAATCTATAAATTCTTTATAAGTTAAATTTATATTAGTTTTTATTATTCCTTCATTTACTTTTTTTATTATTTCATTATTCATATTAAATCTCTCCTTTATATTCACTTTCAAAGAATTCCCAAAACTCTATTTCTGGTTTAATCTTTATAATTTTATTTATCCATTCTATAGCTTTTATAAAATCGTCTTTTGAATAACCAACCTTTTTTAGTTTTTCTCCAGATTCCTTCTCTACTTCTATAGAATTGTCATCATAGTCGACAACTATTTTTTTGATATCTAACTTTTTAGTTGCATCTGTTATATCTATTTTCATATTTTCTATATTCATTCTTATCTCTCCTATTCTCTTGCTTCAAACCAAATTATATCTAAGCATTTTATTAAAATATCTGTTTTATAAAAAGGTAATTAGGGGGAGAATGACTTACCCCCCCATTAAATAAAATAAAAAATTTGAGGAATTACGTTTTCTTATTCATACAAGTTGGTAGGATTCGAACCTACATAAAACGTACAAAATTAACCGTATTAAAATCAATAAGAATAAGACACGCTATGTGTCCTGTATCTATAAAGATACATTTAACTACTCAACCTTTTAGCTATTTTCCGTTCTGGCTAAAAATAAAAAATTGATTAAAGGAGAGAAATATTAAAATAAAAAAAGAAGAAATATTAATTTTTGTTGAGTAGTTAAATCTATCTTTACATTGACTTTTATATATGTTATTATATAATTGATTAATTATAAATGTTTTTGCAAAAAAAATATATAAGGTAGAACTAAGTTAATAATTCTACCTATGAAAATTTAACGAGTCTCACGACTCAAATAATAACAATATCTTTTCCCTTCTCCATATACAGATTTTATTAAAACCCACCAAACCGTTGGTATAACTAACTTATATGGCAATCATCGAAAATCGTTTTATTTAATTTTGTGTTTTTTCTTCGGAAAACCTTATAAAAAATCACTTTTCTAAATCAAATCTTTAAGCACTCTTATTTCTATTTTTAGTCTTGTTTATATTCTCTTTCTTAGCACATTCTACACATCTAACCATTCTATTATTGGTCTTTTTAATTCTTTTTCCACAATCCTTACATAATATATATCCATCATCTACAGAATTATTTTTAAAGTTATTTTTTAAGTTCTCAACAATAGTTTGTCCGAACGTCTGGAATATAAATGCTAATCTACTCTCAGCATTTTTAAAGCTCCATTTAATTATCATATCTATTACATCACTCTTGTTAAGATTATTTTCAATGCAATATTTCTTTACTTCATCCTTAGCATATTCATAACTTAAAAATTCAGATTGTTCTTTATTATCATTTTTATTGTAATCACTTATTCTTTTTAAAGTTTCTTCTTCTAATTTTTTATAAAACTCAATTACATCTTTATCAATATCTATTCTACTATTATTACAAAGTTTAGATACTCTAAAAGGTGCAAATCCTTTGCTATAGTCAAAATATGTGTAAGGTATATTATCTATGCTCTTACATATTCTATCCATTGTAGAGTTACTTAAATCTCTACAACTCTTATCTTTCTTATCTTTGGCAAATTGAAAGAAATAAGGATATTCTCTATTTTTCATAACTTCATTTAATTCTTTAGGTGCTTTAGGAACTTGTAAAGTCTTTGCTGCATCTATAATAAAATTATTATATGCTGTTAACCATTTTATTAATTTTTCATACTGCTCTGGATTTTCTCTATTCCATATATCTGTTAGAGTATTACTAACTTTCCCTATATTTCCCTTATCATAAGCAAACTTTAATGAACTATATATATTATTTAAATTTATTTCTTTAGCTCCAGCTTTACCCATTTCATAGTATAAAGGTCTAACATCTTTCATTTGTTTTTCTGCTAAATCTAATAACCATTTTTCTTCATCACTTACAACTAAAGCCTCATCCCCATCATTATCAAACATTAATATTTTAGATATTAAATCCTTAGCACTTGTATATATACCTTTGGTTATAAAGTATTCATTTTTCTTATTAGCTACATTCTTTCTTATAGCCCATTCTCTGCTTAGATGTGGACTTCTAAGAACTCCTAACCTACTATCTTTATTATATAAAGTACAATATACTTCTCCATCTTTTAAAGCTCCTTTAGGTTCTTTTTCTCCTAGGAATAACCATTCCATAAATGCAACTAAATCTGGTATTAAGAATGTTCTTTTTGCATTAAGTTTTATCTTTCCACTCTTTGCATCCTTCTTAACTTTATCAATACTATCTTTTAATTGTTTCTTTATATATGCACTACTTAGCAATTCTGGATATAATCTTAGTATCTCTTGTAAGTTATCTCTATTATCATTATCTAATGTAGCTCCTAGAAATTCTAATTGTGAATCTCTGTCATGGTGTACTTCATTTATAGTATTTTTTAATTTATATGTTAGCTTCTCTATATCATCATCACTCATTTTATTTAGGGTTTGTAACATCTGATAGTTAATGTTCATATTCTTGAACTTGTCCAAATCTTCTTTACATATAGCTGCAATACATTTTAAATCTTTAAAATACTTCTTGTACTCTTCCCATGAATCATAGTATTTCCACATCTTAAATTGACTCTTAGTAAATATTATTTGTATATCATCTTTTATAACATCATATTCTTTACCATATATATCTGTAACCCTTGTACTATTATGTAACTTAGCAAACTTATGAAAATTAGTAGGTGAAATTAAACCTTTTATCCAGGGTAATCTAATTTGAATATTTTTCTTATTGCTTATCTTAGGCATACATATACCGCATCCATCCATAACTGGTATAGGAACATCCATTATCCTTCTTTCTATATTCCAATCTACTTTATATTTTCTTCTTTGCTTACCATTCTTATCGGTAATATATCTATCAAATACCTTATCATCTCTTGTTAGATAGTCAACTTCACCTTTTACATTAAGCTCAATATCATCAACTACTATACATTTATCTATATTAAAATCTCCCCATACATCACTAGCACTATTATTTAAAGATAAATAAGCGAGAAATTTATTTATGTTCATACCACCTTTTTTATTTATCTTATCTATAGTTAAACCACACATTAATCTTTCTTGATTCTTTTTCCAAACATCTTCTTTAATCATTAAGAATTTTTTCTGTCTAGTTTGTCCAGCTCCAGCAGTAAAAAACTTATATTTTTCATTTTCTATAACTATTCCATTTTTTATCACTTGTTCTAATAAAGAATGATCTTCTTTATTTGCATCTATAGTAATAAAATCTAAAGTTACCTTATCATCATCTAGGTTCAAAGTTCTAGTTAATGTATTTTCAAATATCGCTATTATATCTTTATCTTTTAAATCTTTTCTCTTTATTTCTCTAGCTTTATCTGTTCTAAAATTTAATATTTCTTGTTTTAATTTCTTATCTAATCTATTTATAGATCTTTCTGTTAAATTTAATCTCTTATTTGTTTTAGCTATTTTTTTAAATAATTCTTTACACTCAGTATTCCACTCATCTTCATTTAAGTTCAAATCATTTTTTATTTTATCGCTTATTCCTTTTCTAATTAAATATCTTCTTCTTTCATAAAATTTTTTTAAATCTGTTAAACTCTTTTCATCCTTAGTCTTAGCTTCATATAATTTTACACTGTATAGTTTAATTTGTTTTTTCATCATAATTTCTCTCTCCTTCATATTCCAATTTCTTATACATTAATTTAATCCAATCGCTTGTACATTATTTCCGCACTAAAACTTGTGTACTAACTAACTTATCTTTACTTTTATAAAACATTTAAATCACTTCCTTATAATAAAAACATAGTCAACGCTTTTTGTTACTTTTTGGCGTTAAATCGACAATATTTAGATATACTTAGCGACATTAGGAGCTTTAGTATATCTTTATTGTTGTTATCAAAAAGTAAGAATTCTTATTTTACTCTTATCTCTTCACCCCTAGTCATACACTTCGTGTAACGCCCCTCAAGGGGCTTGACTTTGCTAGCCACCTTTGGGTGTCCACGCAATAACATATTTTCTACTTTCTACAAATGTAAATTATTATGAATTATCTATATTGTTCCACTTTTACTATCTTTTTTATATAATAAATCTTATAGTAAAACTGGAACATCTTAATTTGTTTTTGTAATAATAATATATCTTTTACCTCTATTAATTCCTTACCCCCTTTTTTTAGGATTTTTTTATATAATAAATTTTTCCTAAAATAGGGGGGTAAATTTATTTATTCTACCATTTTAATTATTTTCCAAGCATTTTTAAATTTTTTCTTTTTTCCTTCAATTTTTCTTGATGTTTCAAATTCTTTTATTCTAAAACTACTTTTTATATCTTTCTCTAAATAAGAATTAAGAGTACATATATTTTTCACATATGTAATGTTATTATTTTTTATATTGCTATTATGTTTATCAATTAATCCTATCTTTTTTATTAGCTTTTCCCTATTTTCCTTTTTTAATAAAACCTCTTTATTTAAAAACATTCTTTCTAAAAAATCTTCTAATCTTTCAATATCTTCAATATCAACTACATCTTCTATTAAATTATTTTTATCAAATGTATCTTCTAATCCTAACCAGCTTAATTGCTCTTTAATATATGCAAATTCATCATTATACAGTTTATTCCTTATATCTTTACAGAAAGTATTATCATTAAATAATCTTGCATATCCTAATAAATTTACTGTATATTCCATATCTTTATTCAAGTGAAATAGATCTTTAGGATAATTAGTGTTATCATTGTATTTTCTTTTAAAAGCTTCTATATTATCTTTATATAAATCTAGATCATTAAACTTTTTACCTTGTCTATGTAATAAAGTATTAAAACTCTTAACACTTAACATAGGAATATATAAATTTATAATTGGTGCATTTAATATATTAAATCTCTTTCTTCCAAGCTCTTGTATAAAAGTAACTTTATCATATGCCAGAATAACTAAATTTTTAACTTTATCATCTTTTATATTTACACCATTATCTAAACATTTTGTAGTTATTAATACCTTTGTTTTAAAAGTACCTGTATTCAATATATTTTCTTTTTCTATAGACTTCTTACTAGAATGTATAAAATCTGATGTTATATTGTTATCATTTAACTTTTCTTTTAGGGCTTGTCCTTTGTCTTTAGAAGTTACAAATATAAGCCATTTATCATCTGTATTATCATTTTTGATAATCTGATATACATCTGTTTCTAATTTCTTAAAATATTTAACATTTAGATAACTATAATCTATATTAGAAGTATATTCATGTATTTCTTTTTTTCTACCTAACACTTTTTTATTATTATTTTCATTGTATTTATTTATTGTATTATTAACTTCTTCCATTGTTGCACTTATAAATATTCTTATAGATTTATTATAAGATTTTTCTACAAGCTCTTTAAAAGCTAAATAAGTCTTATTCATGTAACTGCTATCAGTTAAAAAGAAGTGACATTCATCGCAAACTATATATTTATAAAAATCTAATGAGTTATCTTTATTAAGATATATATTGTCTAGTTTTCCTTCTGCTATAGCATGATAAGTAGCTATTGTTACATTTTCTATAACTGTTTGCTTATCTAACCATTCTGTATCAACTTGTTTTTCTTCTTTATTTATGTATTCTATTTTTTTATTATATTTTTTTAATAAGTCTAATTTAACTTGTCTTTTTAATTCTGTTCTATTACATATGTAGATCATCTTTTCAAAGCAATTCATATTATCTACTAATCCACGATTATTTTTATCGCCGATTATGAATCTTGTCTTTCCAGTACCAGTTTGAGCTTGTATTTTTATAATATCTCCATCTTTCCATTGCTTATAATCCTTTCCTATCACATCACTTATCCATTTTAATTTTAAATTCACCATATTCCCTATATATTCTTCTCCTTTCACATTTTAATTTGGTTTAATATTATTATTATTTTTACACCATGTATCGTAAACTTCTCTACTATTTCTATCGTCAAATACAAAATATATCTTTTCTGTTCTTTTATTAAATCCTGTTGCAAGTGGCATAACACCATTTTTCATATAAAAATATGCTTGTTTTAAATTGTATATATAATATTTTTTCATTATTTTAAATCTCTCCTAACAATTTTTTAATAATTCTTCCTTAATTTCTAAAAGTAATTTAAAATTTTCTTCTCCATCAGGATTTTTATCTGGATGATATTGCATAGCTAACTTTTTAAATCCTGTATTTATTAATTCTCTTTTTAGTTTAGCTTTTTCTGGTGTAATGTTAGATTTTACTTCCTCCAATATTCTATTCCATTCTTCTTGTTGTTGTCTTTGTTGCTCTTCTCTCTCTGCTCTTTCTCTATTTTCTACATTTACCCAATATGTATTTTCCCAATAATCTAATAATTTTACTTTTATCTTGTCCCATTCTTTTTGTGTAACTTTATTTTCTAGACTCCAAGGAACTTTTTTTATATAACACTGTAAATTTTCTCTTGCCTTCTCTTTTGTAGTACTCCAAACTCTATGACAACTTATTTTATCTAAATATTCTCTTTCTTTATTTCTATAAATATAAATTAATATACAATATTGTTTGTAAAAATTAAGTTCATCATCATCAACTTCTTCTTCAAATTCTATTTTTATATCTTCTATATTTTTAGCTTCATTCAGCTTTCTATAAACTATTCTCTCTTTTTCTCGTTGTAATCTTTCTATTTCTTCTTGTATTGCTTTCTCTCTACTCAAGAAATCTTCATAGGTATAATCGGATTTTTGATAAAAACTATTGTCTAAATTAGATTTAACATCTTTAGTTTCTTTGGATTTAGAAATATTGGTAGGTTTGTCTTTATTAAATTCTTCTTTTATAACCTTCTTCAGTTCTCTAACAGACATTTCTTTTACTGTTTTTTCTTTACCATTTATAAGGTGTGTATTATTAATAAAATCTTCTCTATCTTGTTTATCTATTTTTGTAAGTTCAAAGGATTTGCTTTGTCCGAACGTCTTAACTTTTTCTTCAGTAAATTCTTTGGCTACTCTTATAAAGTCATATGCTGTAGTCTTACTAAAGTCGACTTTTTCTTTTAACCATTGTCTAAATGTTTTATCTTCTAGCCTACTTTGTACTTCTATTAACCTTTTACCAATTTCTATAATACTTTCTGCCATGTTATTTTTATAAAATAGTATCTCATCTTCTATAGCCTTTAAGTCCCTTTTTGCGATTTGTTCTTGTTCTAATTCGTTCATCATAATTTCTCCTAACTTTATATATTTTTATTGTTTGTTACGTAT